CACAAACGAAAGAGCAACCAATGCGACACCGGCAAGAATAGTCAAACCAGCATTACCGCCAGCGCCGACAACTACTGGAACGATTTTGATCTCTTCCTGCCCAACAGGGAAATGCAACTCGTCCAGCGTCAATGCACGTTCGCCCACCAACACCTTGTAGTGTTGATCGGCCATGTGTTCTTCTAACGCAGGGAAATTTGCAATTAACATCCGCACTACTTCTGCTGTAGTGCTTAAATCCGCTTCTAATACAGTTCGACCGACGAACTTGGCAAGCTGCCCGTAAAGTCTGACCTTACGCAACATGACGCAGCCGCCTCCCTGTCACCGATTGTAGCCAGCCACCGTAAATATCTCTACTGCTTAACCGTCCTGCAAGATGATGTAGCACCATCCCATCACCGATAAATACGGCGCAGTGATTTAAGCCTTTGCCGTTAATCTGCATTAGCAGCAAGTCGCCACGCTCCAGTGGTTCGTTTTCGGCCAACTGGCGGAATCCTGTTGCAGCCCAGGCGCCATCAAACATCGGTGCATTCATGAACAATTCTGGTGTTGCCGGACGATCCCAATCGCGCAGCATGATTCCTTGTTCTGCGTACCAATCACGCGCCAAAGTCCAGCAATCATTAACGGCCCAAGTCCATTGCCTGCCAATCAAGGGAGCCTTGTAGCCGCAAGGGCAGTATTCGCCCCAGGTTTCAATTCGTGGGTTGACAATGTACCAAGGGAGTCCGTGTTTTTCTGCTGAAACTCGATCCGCTTCACTGGGAACTGGTGCGGTATGAGGATGGCTGTGAACAATGCCGACAATTTCACCAGCGTCTGATGCAGCAGCGTAATCCTCAGGATTCAGCACGAACATGCTTTCCATGTTGTGCGCCATGTTGCGGCATGGCCAATACCGCTCACGGCCTTTGACGACAACGACCAGACCGACCGACTCCCAAGGATCGCGGTCCTTAGCGTCTTGTAAAGCAGCGTCGCGCCAGGTCATGCGAAGAAAGTACCAATGCCGGGATAGCCGCCGAATGGCAGCTCATTGTTCTCCCCAAATCTAGCTTCGCAGCTACTTTGCTTCTTGCCGCAAACATCCTCAGATGTATTCACAACAGGGTTGTCATTAGCGTCAAAATAATTGGTACCTGTGTAACCGCACTCTGCAGATCGGTACACCCACTGACAACGGCTGATGCACTGACGCTTAGGTGCGCGAATACCTGCAAGGTCAAATTTACTGGCAAGTTCAAACTCGACTAAGTTTCGATTTTCGGTTGACTTGCGGTCAACGTAATAAACCTCAATTGGGAACAAAGCAGTTGGATCAGGCGTACCATAAGGATTCCCCTCCTCCAGAATGACACCCAAAGCACGACCGTCTTGTGTCGTTAGCACATAGTTGTTTTGTGTTGTTATGAATTCTGTTTTTGTAAGAAAATTTTCATCGTCGATATAACGTGCCAGGGTGCGGAGTCGAGTGACTTTTGCGCCTTCCAAGCCGTTGGGCAGTGTCGCCAGCAGAGCCGTAATTGTGCTGAGGATATTGCTGACCCTTAGCGTTGGCCTTGGCAAGCTACCTTGACCAGAATATGCAAAGCCATCGGCTTCAATCGGCAGCGCTATGTAAGTCGTGCCACCAAATACTAAATTGTTGCCAGAATTTTGTCTAGTGCCGTTGTGGAAATAGTATGTCTGATTTACACCATGCTGATCGGCGTTCAGTTCGAGCTGAAATAGCTCAATGATTGCAGTTGGATTGATTCCCTGCAGCTCGCCAGTTATCGCCGCACTGGATTCGGTGTCGGTATAACCGACATCCCAGTAACCGGAGACAACGTAAGCCATGTTCAGCTAACTACAGCTTTAATAATCGCAAAGCCGATTACGATTGCTTCCGATAATGATCCGCTAGTAATGTTGCGGACATTGATGCTTGCGGAACCCGATCCAGCCTGAGCGTTCAGTAGATACGCCCCAGCAGTGCCTCCGCTGACATGGTTAAGAATAATGATGTCGGTAGCAACGACCTCGGTGTTGGTCAGCGTGAAAGTCACGGTTGTGTCAGCAGCAAGCGCTGCTGCGTCCATTGTGATTTGACCGCACTTTTTGCTAAGCGTGACGCCTGTGCTTTTGCTAGTGGCTTGCGTTTCTGCGCCACCTTCACCAGCTACGTAACCAGCTTTATCTGTATTGAGGTTGGTGAAGTTGGCATCAACTTCGGTGTGAGTGAGTGGTGAACCTTTGCCAGCTCTAGTGACGATGGTGCTCATGGTGAAATCCTCTTGGCTGTAGTTTAAGGCTCAAACACCTGTCTGAACGTCGCAGATATTGTCGCTCGATTAGGCGAAGTCAACCTGCGGTCCCATTGCTCACAAACCCACTTGTAAGAAGTCGTATCATCTGGAGGTATCCAGTCAAACGAAGCGTTGTCAGCAGCCCTTGCGTCAAAAAACGCCTCGATGGCATCTGCATCTGAAGTGCTCCTGTAAAGCCACTGCAAAGACCAAGACTTTGGATTTTGATTTAGGCCAAAATAAACCCTTTGCTCGTACCCATCACCGAACTGAGCCTTTCTAATCTTCGGAGCAGAAGACCTTGTTGCCTCAAAGTCTGGGCAGGTGTTTATCCCAAGAGTTGCGTCGTCAAATGATGCCATGATTGCTAAGCAAGAAGCCCTCCAGGTCGTTTCTGTTTAATCAACTCGGCCTGAACGGCTGCTCCAATTACATTACCAAGCTGGGTCGCAGATTGATTGTCTCCTTGAGCGCGAGTTCCAGATGCATCAACATTAACAACAACATCACCAACGGAGCTACCCGAAGCCTGAACTCCAAGCTTGCCTCCTGGCCCCCGCTGCAAGGGAAGGATTGCTTCTGGACCAGCTTCGCCCATGATGCCAAAGCGGCCAACACCGCCGTTTGCATAGGCAAACATGGTGGGCTTATCAACGATGCCGCCCATGGCGAAGGGAACAAGTCCACCCTTGTCAAAGGCACCGCCGTTTTTCATGCGCAACCCGCCTCTGGCATCAATGTCTGCGAAAATATCGCCACCGCCACCGCCACCGCCACCAGGCAGCACACGAACGACCTGATTCAAAATCGCCATAACGATCATCTTCTGAATGATCTGCGCAGCCATGTCCAAGAAGTACTTAGCCGTATTACTGAAGAAGTTCGCAAGCGCTTCTTGAGCCGTAGCGCTACCTGTAATAGCGCTCATAAATGAATCGGTGAATGCAGTGCCGATTGCATTTGCGGCGCCTGTAACCTGATTGACTGGATCTAAAAGCTCTTCTAAATCTTTCTTGAGCGCCCTAATGTTTTGAGAAATGCCCTCGGCAAAAGTAGGATCAACGGTCTGCCTATAAAGATCAGTAAGCTCGTCGGCGTTAGGCGTACCTTGATCTTCTAAGTTTGTCCTGTACCTAGAAATTCTTTCTTGATCGCTTACGAGGCCGAGTTGCTCGCGAAGTGCAAAAACTTCGTCTTCAGCAGCTCTTGTTCGAGCCTCTTGCTCAAGGCGACTTTGCTGCTCAAGATCGAGCATGTCTTCTTTAAGTTTAAACCTCAGCTCCTGAATCGCCCTATCCCTACTTGCAGCAGCTTCAGCTTTAAGCATCTGCTCGTTTTCATCTCCAGCAGCCCGAGCCAAAGCGTCTCTGTAATCAAGCTGAACGGACGCAGACTCTTTCTGAGAGGCCAGGGAAAGTTTTTGCAGGCTTAACTCTTTCACTCTCTCGAAGTTATTATCGGCTTGGGCCTCAACAATCTCTCTTGCGTTTGCTCTGATCATCTTGTCGATGTCAAGCAAAGTTAGGCGAGCATTAATCGACTCAAGCTGCGATTTACGCTCCCTCTTCTCTTTGGCACTGCTGCCGCCCTTGCCGTCGCCGCCATCACCCTTGGGAGACTGATAGTCAAATGGTCGAAGAAGGTTCTCCGGCAAGTCCGCGCCTTGCCTGGCGTCATTAATCGCCCTTTCTCGAGCGTCCTTTAGCTTTTTCTCTAAAGATTGAGCTTGTTTCAAGGCTGCCTGGTCGAGTGATGCTTGAGAAGGCAACACAGCAAGACCAGCACGACGCTCTGCCTGATAAGCACTTCGAGGATCAGCTCCCTCTAGCTGCCTTTGCTCGATCTCGATAATTTTAGCCCTGTTTTCGGCTAGCTTCTTGTCAATGTCCGCAACTGACCCTTCCCTAATCAGCGTGTTAAGCCTTTTCTGCTCTTGTGCGGCTCTAAATATCGCAACTCCCAATGCTGCAGCCCCAGCAGCCAGGGCGACGTAAGGATTAAGCAAA